TTAGGGCGCTTGATATCTGCGCTGGAGGGCAACTCTGGCAGATGTTAGCGCGTTGGGGTAAACCGTCCCGGTCTGCCAGAGATCATGATGAGGAAATATCAAAAACGTAAAACGCCCGCTACCCGCTGAGTTTCGGGGCGGGTGCGTATTATCGCTGGCAACGTGTTAAATGGCGGAGATCACCGCCTAAGCGCAAGCTGGGAAAGTCCTTGGTTGCCAGCATCTTATTGTCATCTACATCCATGGCCGGATCAGTTTCCCTCACTCCTCACCTTTTCCTGATCCGCTCTCTTCCTAATTCAACAAGGGCGGCGTAAACTTGTCGCCGCAATCTATAAACAGAGACAAAACAAGGTACTAATGCCCGGAAGGGCCACGTTCGAACTATATCCTGGTCAGCCGCTTGTTGGACACGGACGGCCTCTTCTTGTCATTTAGCCTTTCACGCTCTTTGCCCGAAGCGACTAGAATCGGGCTTTACTTGTTACGCACGGCGGACCTTACATATCTGGAAAGCTTTGACTACCTTGAACTGCCCTGTGAGAGGGGGCGATATTTATAATTGAAAATTATAGGACTGAAAGCATGAATGTCAAAAAAAGATCGATGCTCGATATGTATCCATAAAAAGCGATGTGCGATAGACCAATCCGTCGCAGATGGTGTCTCATATCGTCGCATTGCGACGCTTTTTAATGTCGGCGAAAAATCGGTCGAACGTCATGTAAAAAATGGACATGTTGATAAATCTATTCAGGCCGCTGCAAATGATAAACAGGCATCAAACGGGAAATCACTTCAAGAAAAAATAGATGAAGCTTATAAACTCGCCCTCGATGCAGCAAAAACCGCAAAAGAAAAAGATCTTAGGTCATTCGGCGGATGCATAGGCGGTGTCATGAAGGCGCTTGAAATTGAGGCCCGGATCAAGGGCGCGGGCAATAACGAACCTCCCAAAGAATCCGCCTTCTGGAAATCCTACATGAACCGGGCGGGCGAAGTCTTTGACAAGCAAACCTAATTTTGTCTGGAAAACGCCAAGCCCAAAACAAGAGCAAATCCTCTATTGGTGGTGTCCAGAAAGTCCCTATGCACAATGCTCTTATATCGAGCTGGAAGGCGCGGTCAGGTCAGCAAAGACTATCACCGCATCATATTCATTTATCAATTGGGCATCATTCACATTCGATCAAGAGGACTTTGCGCTTTGTTCCAAAACCATAGGAACCTGCCTGCGAAACGTGGTTAGGCCACTTAAAAAGATGCTCTCCGAAGAGCCTCATTATGTGGTCAAGGAATATAGAGCGAGCGCGGAAGGGCATAGATTAGAGATCACCGACACGATCCTGGATCATACCAATTCATACTTTGTTTATGGTGGCAAAGACGAATCGAGTCAAGATTTGATTCAGGGCAAAACCCTAGCAGGGGCGCTTGCCGATGAAGTGCTTCTTTATCCTCTTAGCTTCTTGAATCAGCTTCTATCAAGAACATCGGTCGAAAATTCTAAAGTCTGGTTTACATTCAATCCAGATGCACCCACGCATGAAACTTATGTTAATATCTTAGACCCCTACGTCGCCGATCACAAAGCGTTTCTCTTGCATCTGACGATGGACGATAACCCGTCATTGTCGCAAGAGGCAAAGGATCGTATATCTTCTCAATGGCCCATTGGATCTGTTTGGCATAGGAGAAATGTTCTAGGCGAACGCGCAACAGCAGAAGGCGCGATCTATCCGTTCTTTACTGATAGGCAACAAGATGGGTATGTTATCGCAGAACTTCCAGACGATTTTAACCGGTGGCGGGTTGCAATCGATTATGGCCAAGACCATCCCTCTTGTTACGGGCTGTTTGGGTATTCCCCGAAAACAGGATCTTGGATATGCGTTAAAGAATATTATCAATCCATGAAAACGAACATGGAACTATCCGAAGATTTCGGTGAGTTTATTAAGTGGAACGGAAACACAATCGTCCCGGAATTTGTTGATATAGATCCCGGCGGTGGCGGACTGTCTTTGATCACGCAATTACGAGCTGACTATCCCGATCTGGCTTTGCGTTCGGTCATAAGGCACGCTATAAAACTCAATGTGAATGCCGAAATATCAGAGTTGGCCTCTGCTCTTTACACTCACCGATTGCGATATTATTCTGGTTGTGTTCGTTCAATTAAGGAGCTTATGAATTACAGATGGGCCAAAAAGCCGCAAGGATTTGGCAAAGAAGAACCCATGAAGGTCAACGACGATGGGTGCGATGTCGCGCGCTATTGGTGCACGCGATTAAGGCACAACGGATGACCCATTGCGGTAGGATTAAATAGTATTAGATACATCCTACTGTCATGGTAACCACGCCGTCGTATTATCAAGCACATAAAGAAGAGATTAAGGCGAAAAGTCGTGCATATCACTTGGAACATCGGGAAGAAATAAACGCGAAGCGGCGTGAAACTGCCAGAAGCAACCCCGAAATAAATACGTCCAAATGCCGTGAATATCGCAATTCTCATATAGAAGAAAGAAGAGCGGCAGAGCGGGCATACGGCGAATCCCATCGAGATCAAAAACACGTGTATGATAAAAACTATCGCGCGGTTAACGGTGACGCCATGAGGAAACAGCAAGCCGCGCGTCGTGCATATCTATGGGAAAGAGCGCTTGAGTTCTTTGGGCCGTGTGCGTGTTGTGGCGAATCAACGATACCGTTTTTGACAATTGATCATATAAACGGAAGTGGTAACAAACGCCGTGCTGCTGGAGAGAAGTTCGGATACGGTCTTATAAGTTCTTGGGAGACCGCCGGATGGCCAATTGAAATAAAAAAAGAATTTAGAATTCTTTGTCATAATTGCAATCAGGCAACGCGGTATGGCAGACCCTGCCCGCACCAAATAGAACGCGAACGAGGACACAATGGCTGAATCCGGGCATTGCATCATTTGTGGAAAGCCCATTCCAGAAAAAGAAGACGGTTCTGGCAGCTACATGCTAGCAGAATTGAAGCTACACCACCCGGTTTATCCTAGTTTACAGACAATCTGGTCTGGCAGATGGGTCTGTCACAAATGTTATAGGGACATTGCAAATAATGTTTGCGAGAATGATTCGCTCTTTTAGGTTATCAATTATTGGGCAATGGATAAGGACATCAATTTTAATTTATTAGGTGATTATTATTCTTCAGGACTTATCCTTTTTGGAGGCGGGTAAAAACTGGCCACCGGAGCAAGAACAAGAAAGAATTTCTCGGTATATCGAAAACAGGCGGTTATATAATGGTCAGATTTCAAAAGTTTGGCCGGATTTAAAAAAATACCTTCGAAAAGGAGAAATAACACAAGACCTCTCGATAACTTTGGACTATTGCAATCTCATAACCACCAAGACCACCGACCTGATTATAGGAGAGCCGCCTGAATTTTGCTTGCCAGTCGTCGAATCCAAGGGAAAAGAGCAAGAAAATCCCGATGAAATCAAGATCGAAGACCTAACTAGCCGAGTCAATTTCCTTGAAGTCTTGGATGCTCTGATCGCGAATATAGACAGCTTGGGTGATGGTGTCCTAAAACTCTCAAAAGATGTGAATGGACAGGCCCATATCCTGAACATCGATCCCTGCCATTGGTTCCCCGTCGTGAAGAGGGGGACTGATGACATTTTGCAACACGTCTTGGCCTTCAAGTACGAAGATGGTGAGCAGCACTATCTGGAAGTGGAGATCCACGATTCCAAGCAGATCGAACATAGGCTCTATAAGCTGAATTGCTCACAAGGCATGAAATCGTCCACCATCGGAGAACGCTTGCCTTGGACCAATCCAGATGTCAGAGAGATTGAGCCAAATGACATCGGCGAACCTTTGATAGTCACCGCCCATAACAAGTCCGATGGCGTCTTTGGTCGATCCAGCTATAAGCAATCCCTGAAGGACATACTCAAGAAACTTATAATCAGATATGCCCTTGAACATGATGTGCTTGATGTTTTCTCTAGGCCTACGTTCTTTGGGCCGCAAACCTTCATGACGGGAGTCGATCCGGTCAATAAGAAGCCGATATTTGAACCAGGCGGATATATTGCATTTGCGAATCCTGATCCACACACACCCGCGCAGAATCCGCCAGGTGCCCTGACATGGGATGCTCACTTAGGAGAGAATGAGGTCAGCAAAGAAAGCCTCATGAAGCGGCTATTCGATGTCTCGGAAATGAGCCCGGTCCTCTTCGCGGGCAATCTGGCGGGAATGGCAGAATCAGGCACCGCTCTCAGGTTGCGGCTCACTAATACTCTTGCCAAATGTGCTCGCATTCGGCGCAAGGTCGATGGAGCTTGCCGAAAGGCGCTTGGACTTGCCATGAAGTTGGAGGGCAACGAGGTTACAGGTCTTTATGTGGAATGGTCCGACCCCCTCCCCCGTCTTCCACTCGAAGAAG